CAAAGTTACTAACACTTAACATCATTCTCCCTTTAACAATTCCCTCATCCTTCGATAAAGATACCTTACCCACAGGCACTTTCGCCCACTTCCAACTATTTATGTCAGCCTTCTCTCTAACCATCTCATAAGTGCCCACTAATACCTTCCCCAAAAAGTTGAACCTCTTACACAGGGGCGTATCATCCAACACTATAACTTTCCCCTCATCTTTCCTTTCCATCCAAGCTAACAAACTCGTCTTATTCTCACTAGACATCGGCGATAAGAACTCTGGACCTTTAATTCCCTTATTTATTGACCCTTTGGAATATGGCCTCCTAACAAACCCCTTACTATCCCCTATGGGTTCCTTTGTCAATACCATCATTTCATCCCCTATGAAAAGGTCCCAATGACTGGTACTCTCCTTCCACCAGTGGTGACTCAAGGTAAAATCCTTCAACTCCTCTTTTATCTTGGTAAGAGTCTCTATCTCAAGATAATTGACATTATTCTCCACCAAGTAAGGATGAATTAACTTCGCAAAGTATTTACATCCTTCCCTTTCTAAAAGAACATTTACCCCACCATATTGTTCCACTATCTTAAACCTGGTAGAGAGTTTCTTGACATACTCTCCCCTAACCTTTAACCTCTCTCCTCTATTCTCTAACTTCCACCACTGATACTCCAAAGGTACCCTATCCCTCTCCTCTTTAGACAAGCAACTCATACCCATCTTGGGAATAAACTCCTCTTTAATTGCCTCTTGACTGAGCACATACGGGGTGTCTATTTCGACCACAGCCCATTTAGCATTTTCAAGCTCAATAGTCCCAAAGAGAAACCTCTCTTTATCTACCTGTTCAACTTTCGTCATACGGAATAGTTGCTCGTCCAACCAAAACTCCCTAAAGATATCATTAGATACCCCCCACTCCAACTTCCCACTCTTCTTATCATTCGTGGTATCTCTTAAGAGTTGAATCTTCTGGTCCCCTAACAATAACCCCTTATCATTTGCCTCATAACACTGGGGCTTCTCCTCCTCAAAATCCACCATTTTATGCAAAATCCCGGAACTTTCAGCCATTTCCAATGCCTTTTTCAAATTCCACTGAAATTCTGACGTCTTATCAACTATCATCATTTCACTTAATCTAACCTTCTCAGGATATTTGTACACCCCACAGGTATTTATAATAATCCTTTCTCCAGCATTTAAGGATAATGTAGTATTTACCTTCCCCACAAAGGCTAAATTCTCAGATTTTATGTCCTTTGGGTCAGTTTCTACGGATTTATCTCTCTCAAAGTAGACATTATATCCACCATCTACCTTCTCCAAGACATTTCCAACGAAATCAGGAGATTTCTTAAATCCAATCTCCTTATTCACGAGATGGAAACCATCCTCCCTACCCAAATAGGACAACATACTCTCTTTACTTCCGAAAACATTCGCCCCATCTGTATTGCAACAGGGCAACCCCTTAAACTCCCTACCCAAAAGATCCAACCTCTCAACAAATCCCTTGTTATGGATGCTCTCCCCCCACCAAATAATATCCAGTAGCTGAACCACAAGCTTAATATCTTCTGTTAGGATCATGGGTTCTGGACCTTTTAACATCCCCTCAACTTTCATCTCACTATCCTTAGAATAAATAACCCCCTCTAACATCATCTCCTTCTGCACCCTGGATAGGAGCATATTAACAAAACAGGGTAACTTATGTGAAAGATTAACCCCCTGCTCATTCCAAACGAACACCTTATTATCCACCTTGTGTACCTGTACCCTAACCCCCCTCTGCAGCTTCTGCACAACAATATTCTCTCCAAATGTCTTAGTGGCTAAGATCCCCACTCCAAACACACTTTCCTTAACCTCGGGAAATTTGAAGAACACCCCAGGCTTCACTACATCTCCATTATCAGTCATCGTTTTAATCTGAGGTGTCCTACTAGGAAATTCTGCATGAAACACCGGTATGTAACTTCCTGGCATATGTGCAGTATAAACCCTACAGGGCCATTTAATCATCCCGCATATTTGGGCCTCTAATCCCTCAATCACAACTTCCACAGGCCCAGACGTCTTCCCCTTATTAACCAACTCTCCATCCAGAGAAATAAAATCCTTTACCTTAAAGCCCTTTATCCTCTCTAACACAGTCTCCAGTGTAATAAATGCCTCATTCGTCCTTATTTCCTCTCTCTCATTCTTCTTGGGAAGAGTTAATTGATCCAACTCATCCTTTATACCATGCTCCAATCCCAATACTTCCATTCTACCCACTACCAACTTGTGAGTATTGAAGAAGTCATCCTTCGTCCAACTATATCCATCACTAACAAACTTATCATTTTTCCATTGAGCAAAAGCCTTGTGCAATTCATGATGTATCATCATCACTTGGCCTTCATCTAAAGAGTTGACAGTCTCCACCAAACCCAACGTTAATTTCATTAAGCTCCCTCCTCATCATCCACAGGTTCATCATCTTCAGGCTCATCATCTTTACTGTCTACCGGCCCCCCAGGCGTTCCATCATCAACTGGACTGCCATCCTCTGGTATTGGTCCACCACCACTCTTCGGCGGCAATGTTTGAGGACTCTTCATATACTGCTCAATATTCATTATATCAAACATCTCTTCCTTTGTCATCATTCCATTAACACCAGCATATGTACATGCCCTTAACAATTGATAGTCAATAGGCGCAGCATTTGTCCACTGATGCTTAACCCTATATACAAATGGATCATACCCCATCTTCCTCACTATTAGATCATACCATTGCCTCTCCAACGCTCTTCTAAAGTACAATTGCTCAAATCCAATGGGCCCATCATACAATGCTATTAAGGCCGCCTCTAAAGATGCTCTCATGGTAGTCTTTTCCCTACCCAATAACATCTTAGGAATTCCCCAATTACCTATAATCTCCTCATCCACCTTCTCAATTGCTCGAATAATTGCACCCAAATCCGGTTTTAAATCAACTACCTTCGCCTCTATCTTCTTATTGTAAACTACTGACTGCCCCGGCTTCAACTGATCCTTAAAGGCAATCATAGCAGCAGTCTTTTCAGACTGCCCGCGTATATCGGCAGTATCCATCTGGAAAAGACCAATGGGCGCCCAATGTCTCTTAGATGCTTCCTTCAAATCCCTCTCATATAACATCTTCGACTTTATAGGGCCCATTACCGTTTGAATAGACGAAATACCCTCTTGATCCAATTCCAAAGAGTCAAGATTAAAATACAAAATATCATCAGGTAATAATTTTCTCTCCCCTTGATTTGTTCTATAAACAAAATATTCAATTGCCAAAGTCTCTGAATTAACTACCGGATGTATATTATTCGAAACTAAGGGCACCAAACTTGCAATATTCTCCTGGTTATCTGGAGCTATCTCCCAGGCACACTTCCCCCAAACCTGCCTCTTAACAACAGAAGTATACAAAACATTATCCAGATTAACAATCCTGTTAATCTTATCCACCATCTCTTTAATCTTTTCACATATACTTGCTTTGGGCCCAGTAACCTCCGTCTGAAACCCCTTCCTAACAGTATAGAACCCTACTGACGTGATGCTTCTCCTTACAATAGACACCTTTTTAAAAGCATCATAAACATCATGTACAGTAATATCCTCATTATTTACATCAGTTCTAAGCATTTCTTCCATTGACCAATAGACAGTATTCCCCAATGCTCTCTCAGGATAAACTCCTCTAATCCTCTGACTTAAACTTCTTTGCATTACAACTTCAGTCATTCAAACCTCTCCCTTTAAAATGTAACATATACTGGGGCTTCTCTCACGCCATCTAATGCATTTTCTGGCTTTAAATGCCAGCAAAGATTAACTACCGCATCAGCTACATCCTTAGATCCACTCTTGGGATGGTCAATCTTCATCCCCCTAATCAACTCCACACTCTTCATCTCCTCTAAAAACTTCTCATTCCTTACATACTCCACTTTTCCTGAATATGCAGATTCTTTAAAAGAGGTATAATGCTCTATACCAACGTGATTTTGTATTACCTCTACCCCTCTCTCTCTGATATCTTGCAAAGTCTCGGGGAAATTCCATATATCAGTGATAAATGTAGTTAACTCGCACCTAGTCATAATATCCAGTATAAACGCCTTAATCTCACCAGCATCTACCTCTTTAATTTCCTCTACATTTTTCCTCACTGGCTGAAATTCATGTATCATATCAATAATAGGAATGTCCCTCTCCTGATCCAGATGACCCAAAGCCATACCAAACGAATCGTTCTTAACTGCAGGGTCACCTGCCATCATATATGCCATACCAGGTATTCCCCTCCACTCAGGATTAACTTTCACCCTCCCTGTATTTTCATCCTCTCCCAACTGGTTCTTCAACCTGGAGGAAATACAGTTATCCAACCTATAAGGCTCCTTAAAGAAGGCCTCAATAGCCGCGCTAGGAACAGCCCCCCAGTCTCTCCAAGCGGTCTCAGGATTTCGTATAAACTCCTCTTCAAGAGATTCAAAGGAGATAGTCGGGTTCATCTCCCAAGTAGGCAACTTCCGACAATACCAGCCAGGTTGCCCCTTCATCTGATTATATAACTCCATGGCATAATCATGTACATACATGGGAGAGGTAATAATAACCTTCCGCCCATCCTTTCTAAACGTTTTTACTGACCTTGAAAGAGTATCATACACCATCGATGCCGAAGAATTACCACCAGTATCCTTAAACCGAGACAATTCATCGAAACCCACAGCTAATATGGTTTTACCAGCCAGCGAAGCGCTATTACTATGCTCACTTCTAATGATTACCCTACCATCCCGCGTTGGGAAGATAAACTCGTTATAATGTTCTACGACTGGTTGATTCTGAAACCACGGGCTATTAGCTATTCTCGCCTTAACACTCGCAAATACAGTGTCCTTCGCCTGCCTATCAGACGTCGCTACATTTATGAGGAATATCTCTGTACCAGCAGGCAGTCCATAGAACTTATTCGGCGTGCCCCTCGAAATCATTTTAAAGGCCTCATAGCACATGACAATGGAGGCTATGGTAGTTTTCCCTGACCTCATTCCACAAATTAATACCATATTCTGGTTCCCAGGCTTGTAAAAATCAGTCAATATCTCTATTTGTTTAGGATACAACCATCCAATCCCCAGGTGCTTCTTAACGAAGTACATAACGTCATCGTACGCACGCAAATCGTCAATCATTAGCGAACCCAAGGGATTCCCACTCATTATGCTATCCTCAGATTTCCACCCTGTAACGAACCAGCTCCCGTTAAATTTATACCAAGAGTCGCTCCACCACTTACATCGCTCTTAGACGTGTTATTCATTACAAAGTTTCCAGTTCCAGCCTCATCAACAGAATACTTGTGCTTATTTGCGGCCTTCCCTGACACGGAATTACCATCTACTATTATAGTGGTGCCACCAACTAACTTCACCCCTGAATATGTGTTGTTAGATGCTGTGCCGATATTCTTCATCATATTACCAGTTATCTTCACATCAAGACAATTGGTATCTGTTACTATTATACCATCTCTTCCGACCTGAAATAGATTATTATTCGCCACTATCGTCCCACCTACTATATCATCGATATAAATACCATAGAGTGTTATAGCATCAACTGTATTATCACATATCGAATTTGCATTGCCATAACATTCTATACCAGATCCAACACACCCTCCAGTGTGATTGTCATCCACCTTACTAGCGGAGGCAGTTACAAATATTCCAGATCCAGTGGTATTCACAACATCATTATGCATTACAAATACCCTGGCGGCAGGTGTCGTATTCAAATCAACATATATACCTATCTTTGAAGCAGCCATTGACGAACCATCTACATTGTTATTCAGGATATTTATATCATAACTAGTATTGGCCAATATCAGATATACTGCCTCATTCACTATGGTATTAAAATTACAGTTTTCAATCCATAACTTTCTTAACGATCCAGCCCCACTAATACTTCCATATATAGCAGATGTATTGCAATTATAGAACGTGCAGTTGGTTATCCTGGTGTTAAACCCAGTCGTGTTATTCGCCCACATTATAGCATGGGTATATGCACTATTAAATTGGCAATTCTCAATAATTAAATCACTTGCAGCCGTCAAATAGATATCAGACGCACCACCCGCCTGATTTGTCTTATTCCCATCTATTATCAACCCAGACAAAGTAACATACCCATTATTAATCTCAATCAAATTATCATTAAGAGCATTCCCCTTCTTAATAGTAGCATCCCTATTAGCAACTATTGCTACATTGAGAGTAGACATAGTTAATTTTGTAGCCAATGTGTAAAGACCCGACATTAATCTAATAGTACCATAACCATCAGTTACACATTGAGCTAACGCAAGTGCAATAGTTGCAAAATCACCCTTAAGTCCAGTCGGGTCAACGAACCAAACCCTTCCTGAAATACCAGCTTCCATCCTATTCATATCAGTCGAGGAAATTACCTCACTTACCCAAGTCTTCTGCGTATATCTAGATGCCATATTCAAACCTCCGCAAAGATAAACTCCCAAATTATAGTAACCGTATCCCCACCGGCCTTAACAATGGGCCCAATTACACATCTCGCCAAACATTTCCTAGCTCCCTTAGCCGCATTGGTATCAGCACAAACTGTCTCCTTAATAGTTCCAGTACCATGACCTGCAGCAAAGTCGGAATAACACACTAACTTATTGTTAGTAACACGGCTATTCGTACATGTATGATAATGTAATTCAGTTCCCTGTAAATCTGTTTGATCCATACTAGCCGCACTATCAGAATCACCAATAGCGATGACTGTAATAGCAGCCGCCCCACCTAAACCTCCTAACCTATCTACCATTACCTCTTGGCCATCCTGCAATAGCAAGTTTCTCTTCTGTCCCATAGCTATAATGCTACCATCCTTACTACGATGAACCCAGGTAACATTCCCCACCAATTTTACCCCTATATTTTCTATCATGCCAATTTCACCTTGTTCAACGAGTCAGTCCTCGAACAATTCGTATAATGCCAATACATACCATCTACATCCATACTAATATTATGCGGTAACTTATTGCCAAATCCATCAAATACTATACCAGCCGCTTTATACTTATTAACTATCCCCTCAGCGAAATTCCACTGATCATTTGAAATACCAGCAACATTCCCCTTTATTGTCAAATTAAAATGACCATAATGATCTAATCCAGGCGCGCAATATGCTAACTCAGCTATTTCCTTTATATTGGCAGTATGTGACCTATAATAAACATGGTCGAGGGTTGCCATGATTGTATTGCCAAGTACCCTAGAACCACCAATCTCTATATCTCCACCTACAAAGAATCTTGCGCCTACAGCACCAACAATTGACTCATTATCTATATAATAAACCCTTCCCCTCTTTCCATCTTGTATTTGATATAGAGATAGTGTTTTGGTAGTCTCATTCCAAGACATTGCAACAAAATACCATTCACCAGTTTTAAGAGTAAATGCAGAATCTAAAGTCACAACTAATGAATCTATAGTCTTAACAGCCGCCCTCAACTTCCCAGACGCCAAACAAGATAATGACCACTCTGTTATATTGGCATCAAAGTTATGTCTCCTTATAATTACCCCACTGCTATTGGCATTAGTTTTCTTTATCCATGCCCCAACCTGGAAACTTTGAGTATTGTAATCCGAGTGAGTTGGCATAATGAAATATTCATTAGGCAACATCTTAATTGCCTGATCAAATCTACCAGTTACATATGGATTAACTATATACTGCGGTATAGCATTGTGATTCCCCTCCCAGTCATTCCCATTCCCATCTAACTTTAACAAAAATATATTACCTCCTTTAGAATCCCCAGCTAGATAACCATCACTCAACACTATATCACTTTCACTAACCCCAAGAATAGGTACTATTGCCCTAGCCAATGATTCTAAAGTGCCCCCACCAGTCAATGTGGGTATCATCGTCTTAATTCTCAACCTTAACGTACTATCGCTCTCATCCACTCTACGCGTAATACCAAACAACTTACCCATGTGATCTAAAGCTGGTCCCAAAGCATAATCCACCCAATGTGCCTCTTGGACATCTTCCAACATATCCCTAATCAAACATAGTTGACTAGCTTCCACCTGTTCCACCTTATACAAATTACCATCAGACACCTTATAATAAGCCTCAGGTATTCTAGACATTAACCTATCGACTATATTACAAACAGCAGATACTGGAGAGCTCTTTCTCAAAATAGGGAGACGATGTCCTAATGACTTGCTAAAGTAGGACTTGGTAAGCATTACCATTGACCTACTTCCAAACTCCATCTTCATCTCTACCATTAGGACACCATCCCTTTAAACTTACGCTTCTGGCGGTTTTGGAGGCAGCGTCTGAGGTTCTAACATCTTCTTCAAAACCTCAATCGACACATATCCACTTGACACCAGAGGTATAAACCACACGAACAGTATTTCATACGATGGTATTTCGAACTGTCGCGGATCCAACCCTCCGAGGAAGAGAGCTAACCCAACTATGAGTGCACACACCCACTTGGGTACAATCTTCTTCCAATCTGTCTCCTGAGGCGGTATTACCACCCACAAAATAGATCCTACACCACACACCAACATCGTTATTATTGCCGCTATTATCATTTCCCAATCCATATTTTTCACCCTCCGAAATATATTACCAATCCTGTTGACACAAGAATACTAACTATAGCCACCACAGCTCCCACCACCCCAATCTTAATATTTGCGCTGGCCATTTTTCTATCAATGTCCTTATCATAATTATTCATCCATTGTTCCGCCAACGCAGTTCTTTGCTCTATGGAATTTAACCTTCTATAAATCTCTGTATTATGCTCAGACTGCTTATCTAAACCGAGCTTGATGTACTGCACGCAGGCTTTAATCTCTCCAATTTCTCTCTCAATTCCTTGTCCCGCCATTTCTCAACCTCCACATGATTAACATCTTTGATTCCACCATTGCCTGCCGCAGTCTCAATTACTGTTAATCCCTTTTCAATAATTCGGAAACACTCATCCAAATCCTTTGCTAACATTGTGCCTCCTATGCTATGTTATCATATACCCTAAAGACTCCTATCTGCGTTCTCCACGTTCCGCCACATATTGAGATTTTCCCTTGTATTTTCCACTGACCCATTAAATTTAAATCTGTAACTAAAGTTGTCATCCAGAAGATTTTACCATCCGTACCATCAGTTTCAAAAATAGCAGTCTTTTCCAATGTTGTCTTATCAGGCTTCTCGAAATAAATCTTCTTTTCAATAGCCAGAGAGATGTCAACTAATTCTCCATCCTTCAGGACAGTAATTAGAAACTTCGTGCCAATGTCACCCACATGTACTTCGCTCATTAGAATATCCCCAGTTCTTCCGTACTCTCCTCTACAACCTCTAAATTAAAATCTTGTAAATCAGTAAATTCCAACCTATGATCCTCTACCCTTTTCACCAACCACTCACCGATATACTCAGCAAACTGAAAATCATAATCATCATCCAACCAGGTTGCCCCTTGATTAATACTATGCATAGAGACTCCAGGGATATAAGGTTGGCCATATCCAGGACCCATATATCCATAACATAATCCAGATACCTCCAGCGGTTCATAAGTACTAAACACCATTATATACATCTGCTCAGCATTCAGCATGGCAACTGGCATTTGAAAGAAGGCAGCATAATAAAAATCATTAGTCGAATAATGCCCTGGGTCTAAATCTGATGAATCTCTGAATGTACTTACATCTAACTCAATATGCGATAATGAGGGACCAGTAGGCAAACCACCACTTGTCTCATATATGTCAACTATCAATGGATAAGTTGTAGATTTACCATATAATCTAAAGACATTTAGCTTTAATCCAAGAATATTACTCTTCTTCGAGGAAACAAACTGTTGAGCAAACCATTTGTCAACACATGGAAATGCAGCCTTTGGAATAATATTTATAGCTTCCATTGTGATATAATACGATTGATCTGCCGCCTGACTACAATAAATTGAAGGTATTTCATAATCTGGCCCAAAATGCCAACTCCACTGACTTCTCTGATAATTCTTTATTGAGTAAAAGACATTATTTAGGGTTCCAACCACATCTATATGGGTAGTTACTCCATTATCAATTGACCATAATACTCTGGCTAGGGAATTGGTACCATTTCCAAGAAATACATATAACACCCCGAAATAGGATTGAGTACCGGCCCCAAATGCCGCAACATTCGGATTAGGTATCACCGTAGTTGAAACTATACTGAATACTGTTGATCCGGGATTCGCCTTTCTTATTCTTAGACTACCGGTCGGCAACATGTCAGTAATAAACTTCGTTCCAATAGCTGGAGTTATGCATATATCAACCGCACATGTTACAAAAGTCTCAGTAAAATTCTGAACGGTCCAATCGGCTAACACCGTGGGATTTGCTACATTGGAGGAATAGAGCTTAAATGAAGTACCATCTATCTTTATCAATATGAAATGTATCTTATTGTCCAATGGGTCTATTTGTATGCTGGATAAATAAGGATTACTACTGGCTACATTGAGCGAATAACTATTGAAATAAGCTTCAGGTTCACCCCACCCATAATCGAAATTAAAGTTGAATGCTGTTTGTGCATAGTTACTGCTGCCAATTATAGTTCCAAATATAAACCCAAGAGGGCTTGCACTAGCTTGTAATCTATCACCACCTGTTACTGTCCTAATTTGGTCGATTATAGTTACAAACCCATCTGTAGAACGGATGTGACGCCAGTTGTATGACCCACTTGTATACCAAAAATGATAATTGCCATTTGGGTCTATCAGCAATGGCCCAATCTCAGAAACAATACTACTAAATGTTCTAACCACACTCCAATTTGCTCCTTCATCTGTTGACTTGGATATATATGCATAACTACCGCTCTGAGTGGCAGCATATATCACATTGAAACGATCACGTATAGCATTACCGTACCACAAACCAGCATGATAATTTATATCGTGGGTCATTTAACCTACCTTCTTAGCACGCGCATAAAATGATGCCAATGAGTCATCTCTCACCTCAATACCAATCTTCCCCTTCAATAATAAATCCCCTTTTATGCTAACCATAGTATCTATTAAATGCTGTTTATCCTCCTCCGATAATTCGCCGACATTTATATTCAGACCAACCGAACCTACAGTATTCTTTATTGTATCTATAACATCTTTAGGCCACCCACTAACATACTCTATCCAGTCAGGCACAACAATATTCATCTCATTTTTATTCTTTAAATCGTTTATCATACCATCAAGTTTCTTCGCAAGTATAATAGCAGTAGCATCATCTGAAACTTTTAGTTTGATCAACTACATTCCTCCAGGATCTGATATGCATAACTGGTCTATTTCAGCAGTGGTTTCAATCATATCTCCTGTTTCCATTTCCCATTTACTAATAATTTCGAGCGTGGCTTCTAACCCTATTATGTGAAACCCTTCAATATGGACGATAAATGGTAAATCATAATTGGTATTTATAATCCAAATAACACCACCATTGTTTGTATATACAAATGCCCCATAATCATATCCAAGGTTTGTGTCTATCCCCCAACGCCACGATGGATAATTAGTATCAGTGCTCCATAAAAATAGACAATACATACCATTGTCCAAAAAGACTTTCTCATCAAAATACCAATCAGTCCATATCTGAATACCGGGATCTTGCAATGTAGGAGCAATAGGTACATTCGGATTGTTTGGGTCAACTATAATCTGTCCAAGAGTCGGTCCTATAGGATAACCATTTACATTTACTTCTCTTATCTCAATATACAAAGGACCATTTGGCTGGTTTTGTTTATGTAAAGGAATACTAATATGTGAACATAAGCATACTTCCCCCGTTGTAAATTGTTGACCTCTCCAATAGCGGTAATCTATACCTGTTCTGTTTATTATGACTGGTGGAACAAATTGTTGATTTACAATATGAGTATTAATTAAATCAAGTTCAAAATCAAAGGCTATTAACTCCCTCGACTCTATAGTCGGAACCCCATAACTATAGGATAGGTGTCCTAACACCCCAAATTCTAACGAGTCATCCACTAGATGACCCCTGGTGACAATTACCTCAGTCTTCATTCCTTAACCGCCTTAAACCAATTCAACACATCACCAGTGTAATTTGCAGTTATGGTATAAGTTGCAATTACTCCAGTCCCAGTCCCTACATTAGCCTTGGTGTCATAGGTTCTTAATCTCATCGAAGTAACCTTCCCCGAAGTATAAAAAATAGTATCTATGTACTGATTCTCTTGCATTAATCCCAATGCCCTTAATAACTCTGCCTGCTTCGCTAACACAGTCGACCCTTCAATCTCCCCAAGTGTCGGATGAAGTATAGTATCATCATAGATTGCGTCAGTGCCCTTTGTACCAGCTGCCTTAGCCACAGTCGAATTTAATGCCATATCGGTTGGAGGTGCAGTAACTTTAGACTCACTGTTAACATTCGCTCCAGTAAATCCTAAAGCCGTCGGTATCTTAGTATTCAGTGTTGCTTCCTTAGCAACGGTGGAATCCAGCGCAAACCCAGTTATACCTGCCACATCATCGTGTATTTCATCCGTTCCTTTTGATCCAGCGGATTTTGCCACCGTTGAGTTTAATGCCATATCAGTCGGAGCAGCCGTCACTTTACTTTCCGCATTGACATTACTACCTGTAAATCCCAGAGCAGTAGGAATCTTTGTATTAATCGTCGCCTCTTTTGCAACAGTGGAATTCAACGCCATATCCGTGGGAGAAGCTGTAATCTTACTCTCACTATTAACATTGGCACCCGTGAAACTCAACGCGGTTGGTATTTTAGTGTTCAACGTCGCCTCTTTAGCGACTGTTGAATTGAGTGCCATGTCCGTAGGTGCAGCAGTCACCTTACTCTCAGCATTTACATTAGCTCCAGTAAATGACAAAGCCGTAGGAATCTTCGCATTAACATTTGCCTCCGTAGCCATCGTATCGTGGATATCATCTGTACCCTTGCCCCCAGCTGCCTTCGACACTGTGGCATCCTTCGCAACCGTGGAATTAAGGGCCATATCTGTTGGAGCTGCAGTTACTTTGCTTTCGGCATTGACATTCGCACCAGTGAAAGAGAGGGCAGTAGGTATCTTCGTATTTAATGTCGCTTCTTTCGATACAGTTGAATCTAAAGCAACACTCCCAGACAAGTAAGACAACCCTAAATTTGTTGAGGAATATGGGTCATAGGCCGTAACAACTATCGAATCTACAAACTCCGCTGTAACACCTGCTTTGACAATTCGGATAGTATGTCCCCCACCCAAGGTATCTATTTCCCCTGTAGTAAATTCATAGTAGTAGAGGCCATCACCTACTTCCCCCCAGTTTCCAGCCCCAGCACCCTGTCCCCCACCATTCTTCGAAATCTCAATGGTCGGTGCTAATATCCCAGTCTCCGGCGTAATCCTATCAGTAACATCAACGAGGTAAACAGGGATTCTACGTCTTGCAGCTGTTGATTCACTCAGCTTTACGGCGAATGGCATTATCCTAACCCCCCACCAAATCTTGGTCTAGGAGTCGGCGGTGGTGTTGGTGCTCCACCAGGATCATAAGTACCAGTGAACTCCGTTCCATGTGCACCATATTGAACAGTCTTCTTAACATCATTCACTGCTGGTTGTACAAGATTCCCTGTCCTCTCACCAGTTACACCATACGGCACACCATTATCCACATTATCTTCATCCGGCCAAACATATCCATAGGTCAACATCATCGAGTTATTATGCGGAAACTCTCCTGTTAATATATCACTTGGTGTGCCCGGTGTAGCAATAGGTATAGACAATTCCATCATACCATGTACACCCTCAGTTAATATATCATTGATAGTGTACCCACTACCAAAGGCTGGGATGCTAAGTTCCATCATCCCATAATCGCCATCATATGCCAAACAATCATCTAGAGCCATTTAGTCTACTCCAGGGTTATGACCAGTCACCACATATCCAGCTTGGAATTGCACATCATACCCATCCTTATGTCTACACACCACCAAATCGGTTGCCCCTACATCCACACTATCCACAACCGTATATTCTGATTGTCTGGATAAACACTGACCCTGCTTACAAGATATAACTTTCTTAGGGTCAGCATCTATCTCCTTAGCCAATTCTCTAGCTTCTCCATTGCTCAACATTTAATCACCCTAAGTCTGCGAAATAACATATATCACCTTAATATTATCCGCGAGAGTTGTAGGAGTATATCCAATGTAAGTTGTCTCATTCCCCTTATCTGATGTATCATATGCTCCCCAAGCACCACCATCATTTGTACTCTTATCAAACGCCCCCAATGTATGATCCACCGTATTATCAGTCAGCAACAATGTTTTGCTCGTGGCATCATAGAGACGCACATACAACTTGGGAACAGTTCCACCAAACGCAGTTGCAAATCTCCAAGCGAACTTCTTCGTAGTCTTATTACTCTTATCGGCAGATGATTGATAGTGGGAATCATTACCAAAGTCATTATAGACAATCCCCACTGAATATATCCTTGCAGGAACACATTGTGCCCCCAATATCCTGAAATCAATGGCAAACTGTATCTCAGTAGATCCACTCACTCCAGTCAAGTCATTTCCATCAGTTACCTGATTCCAACTACCAGAGTTATCTGAGATTCCAGTAGTTCTATAATATAGTGTAATTGGTTCTGGCGGTTGACCTAAGTTATCTCCACCAATTATCCTGTCCCTAATAACAAACACCCTTTGGAACTTCTGACAATTTGGAGTTTCAAACCTCGGGCATATTAACCTCTGACTCTTGCTCGCAGCATAAGTCCAATGTGCACCCACTGGTATATTATGCATTATGTTATTTAGGGCAGTCGTTCCTGTAGTTAATATATAAAGCATCCCCTCAACACTTATCATTGTTACAGCAACTTCTAAGCTGTTGTGGAAGGGAGTAATGCTTCCATCTGCAGACCCTTGTGATATTTGCTTTAAATTACACCCCCAGATATGGTCCATCTGGGAACCATCACCACGGAATTGCGTAACATAATGCCTGAAAGAAGTCGCTCCAGATGTAGCAACTATAAACTTATCTATCACAGAATCATAACATACTTGGTTAATAGCAGCTGACAAAGCGAAAGTATTCGCACCACCCGGAGGAACCTCAGTCATTGCTGCATCAAACCAAGAAGTACCCCCATTAGTTATACTCGAATCCTTCGAGCAGTAAACTCTAGTGGTTGTACACCAATACATACAGTTTAACCCACTACCAGTTCCATGGGATGCTATCCATATCCCACCATCATTAGTGGCCACTATCGTTCCTGCAATTGTCATTACACCCGTAGCAAATATCCAAGCATTGGCTGGATCAACACCAGCTGTCAATGTCAATGCCGCCCGAATGTTAAATTTGGAAATATCCGTTGGCGAATGACCATCAAGATAATATGCATATTGTTGTGTCCAACTATCCTTCGTAGGCATCACACAACAATTATAAGGTACATTGTGGACCTGTGTAACAGCAGCATCAGATAACCAATATACCGCCCTTATATTATCAACAGTTGTCGCTGCAGGTATAGTTGTTCCTCCACCTGTAAACAACTCGGGCCTCATCCCCTTCACCAGGAATAACCCCGAACCATTAGCTGGAGTGGCATTTGTTACTGTGAAGGCTATTCTTATATCTTCAATGACATATGGTCCATCAACAACAGTCCCAGCACTCCCAGTAAGAGTAATTCCAGTATCTGAACCTATTGCTGATATCTGATACCAAGTACTAATAGCCGTTGGATTAATGGAACCAAACCCTATCCTTGAACCTACAGTAAGTCTTGATGCTTGCCAAACCGTAGAGGTACCCGTAACAGCCGTACCAGAGGCCGCAGCTGTCCCTGCAGTGTATAATTCCCTAACAACTTTAAACCCTCTCATGGTAACTGCTGCAGCTGCCGTCCTATAGGGTAAGGTTAATGTAATATATCCATCCCATGTCCATACAGAAGTTGTCTTATTAAATGTGAACTTTTGAATCTTTCTTGTATTTGCAGCCGTCGAACTATCACCAATAAAGACATAGTCTTCAGTATCAGACCACTTGTAACCATCCAATATGGAGTTACCTGCATTGGCCAGAGGAGATTCAACGGGTCTTGCGGATGCTGGAGAAATGGGCCCAATAAACTTAGGAGAAGTATCAGTCCTCTTCCTAATCAAGGTGGTAACATTCCACTTATCATCATCATATGCTCCACCAACAGCAATGGAAGCCACTTCTGATGTCTTCTCAATAGCTAACAATGTCATTTCAATCACCTATACTAATCCTTTGCGAGAAATACACTTCATAATCATTCGTACCATTTGGCACAGTCGTAAAGATAATTGTGCTATTGGCGTAATCTACAGTCCCTACAGCTTCTCCGGCATCCGCAATTAATGACTTTTGAACAGTTAACAACTGCCCCCTCTTACAGGGAATCCCAATCTTTGTCGACGTTTGTATGGTACACGTGCCAGTTGTCCTATTCCCTAAATTCCTCACCCTAGAAATAGTTGCAAAAGGAACAACCCCTAATACAGTGCCAGTACCTACCGCTATAATAACATCGGTGGCCACTTCTCCAGCAACATCCACCCCAGTAAACTCTATATCTCCACCATTCCAAGTGGACGCGAATACACATTGGGCAGCCCTAGGTCTGGCAGGACTTGTAACAGCCCCTGTATCAAAATTCGCGGATTGTACGGCTAGAATGGTAACCGCAGCTGCTGCAATATTTGGCATAGTGACATGCATAGCCATTCTTGGCTGTGAGCTACCAACATCCATTTAACTCACCCCTGCACTTCTACTAACACCGTTAGATAACCACCAGCATCTACAGTCTTAGCCGTCGCACTCCTATTCGCCAATGAGATATGTAGCTCGCCACTGGCATCAAAGTCTTTATAATACATGTTTAGATTTCCAGAATCATATTTATAAAGACCAGCCCCACCAACTCTTTGGCCATCCCCCTCGGCGAATATCTTACTCCCTAAATACTTCTCCGTATCAGCATCCCCAGTTGCAAAGAGATCACTACCATAAAACTGAACTTCCCAGGCCTTTTGTTCAGTACTGACAATTATAATCCTAGCAATCTTAAACTCGGGCCCCCTGGAAGACAACCCGGTAATATTCTCATCTTCCTTAGCCCCAGCTGCAATCGCAGTTGTAAAATGACTTCCTTTCACAGTCCTTATCCATGTAGCCTTAGTTCCAAACATATCTATTCCTCCTTCTTTATTGACCTAGCATACTCCCCATCCTCTATAAACTCTCCTCTATCCGCAGCGTAGTTGGCTATCTTATACCCACCCATAACAACCAACCCTACGAAAAAGTAAGTGGGGAGTGAAACATTATTCCACTGACCACTTGGCGGAAAGTTATAAAACATTTGATGTTGAACAAAGAGCACAGCGAAGATGAGACAGTATAGGTAAAGAACCACATTCCATAAAACTAAAGACCGCTTCAACTACGGTTCCTCCAGCTCAATCAACTGGTTGTAGTATACCGTTCTACCAACTGACAACCCCGCACTCAATTGCATCGTTATCTTATAATCAACAGAGGCATACATAGAACCCATTCTTAAGGCTTTCATAGCGGTGGCATTCGTGTGTACGACCTCACTAACCTTTCGCCAATTAGTAGCATCCTCTTTTAAATACTCCCTAACTGTTATATTCGGAACATTAACATCAGCCAACACAGCATTCCAGTCAAATTCCATAATCTTATGATGACGCCTCTTTGCATAGAAAGTTGACCAGGGGGTAGTTAATAACTCCGTAACATCCTTCTCTGTAGCATCAGTCCCAGGATAAGTGAAGCTAGACTTTTCTTCAACTACCTGTATCACGTTAATAATTTCCCCACCCATCACAGTTGCACTGGGGGAAGTGGACTTCCAATGAGTCTTCCATAGACCATGAGCATCCGGAATGAAACTCGCTTTATAAAGACCCGGAGCATTAGTAGAATCAACCTCTGAAACTGCGGGAGTACTAAAAACACCATCCGCTTCATCCAAAACCTTACAGACTAGGTTACCAGCAGCTCCTGTAACACCAGCACCATTGGTATCTAACAAAAGTCCATAAGACGTAAAACTTATACCACTCTTCCAAGTTATCCCGCTCATCTTGCCACCCTCGTTAAATCAATAGTCTGCATCGCTTGCTCTGTCTTTGCTAACTCTTCAATGACTCTCTTTCTACATTCCGGGCAGAGCAATCCCAGAACAACATTCCGCAAATCAACATACATATTTAAAGTGTACGAGGCCTCTGACTTTAACTCTCCTTCTAGCTTGGCCAGGGTTTCGGAGAGCTTACGCAATTCTTCCGTCTGCCTAATTATTTGATTAGTATCACTCGCCTCAAACTTATCATTGGCAATGAAAACATTTAGCCTCTCACTGAGCTGTATAAAAGACGTCATCAATATGTCTTTCTTATCATAGAGCTCTTTGAGCTTCTTGGGCTTATCATCAACATCGATTAAAAGGGGACCACTCCTAAAGTGGTTCATCATATGATCATAAATATCTTCAACTGAGCAGCCCAAATCCTCTGATACAGTCCTTTTGGTCAGCTCTTGCTTCGCCAACCCTTCTTCAATCATCTTCCTATCTTTGTGCTTACACAATATACAATTCTCTCTCGGAGTACCAACCTTCTTCTCTATATTCTCCTTGAAAAGTGACTTCGGCTGAGTTACCACTAACGCATCCCCTTCCTCATCATCATAATGAGAGGGAACCTCTTCCTTACGAACAGCCAACGCTCCGCCATTTGTTGGCTTGCCCTCTGACATACGAACTGCCGGGATTGGCATAACAGGTAGTATTATCTCTGTACTACTATATATACTGTCTGGACTATCGTTTGAAGTATGGGGGGTATTGACAACTCATCCTCCGGGAGCCGATGGATTCACTAACCCTCTCCCCAATTTTTACACTGGGCATAAGGGCCATTTCCCTGACTTTTTGGATGGAAAACACTCTGGCATTTGACCGGAGATATGCTTTCATCTGGAGTTGGATGGTTTAAATGATCATTGTTACTCGGCCATTTACTTCCACCTATCTCCTGTGAGCTATGAGCCAGGAGGTTGGGGAGGTGAAATTTTCTACGTACGTTCCCTAATATAGATATATATATGTATGTTTATTATTTTAATAATTTTTATTGTATAATAAAAGGAAAATGTT